TCCGCTTCCTTGCGGCGGATGTTGTCGATCACGCGACCTTCAGCCACGTCGTAGATGATGTGAGCGTTGACGGGCTGCTGTTGGCCAAATCGCCAGCAGCGACGGATGGCTTGATAAAACGCCTCATAGCTGTGCGACAGGCCAACGAATGCGACGTTGTGGCAGCGCTGGAAGTTGAGGCCAAAACCAAAGATGCTGGGCTTGCTGACCAGCACGCGGATCTTGCCATCTTGGAAATCGATGGCGGCTTGCCGCTTGTGGTCATCGGAGTCTGAGCCCGACACCTCGACAGCGCCATCAATGGCAGCGGTGAGCGCCTTGCTCTCGTCGTTGAGATCACACCACACCAGCCATTGCTCAGTGTTGCTGTTGGCCAGCTTGGCAGTGGCTGCAACGCGGAGCGCAAGCGATGCCTTGCGCACCTTGCGTTGGTCATTGAGCGTACGAGCCTCCATGGCAAATAGCGCCATCTGGCCGTCGTCACCTGCTGTTGCCTCGCGTGGCGTCTCAACCGTGCAGTCTTGGATCTGCAACGCCGGCAGGATGAAGCTGTCATCGTCGTAGCCAAGGTCTGATGGCTTGCGGATGGTGACGGCCCAACTGCAGACCCACTCCCAAAACTTGTCTCGCGCGTGACCCTTGAGTCGCCACTTAGCAGTGTCGCCGCCGTCATGCACAAAGAACATGGCCAGCATCTCAGTGCGGGTCATCACGCCGATGAACTCAGCATGGTTGCCAAGCTCCATGTGGTCATTGGGTGCTGGCGTGGCGGAGCAGGCTAGGCGGAATGGAGTGAGGCTGAACGACTCGATGATCTGGTTGCGGATCTTGCCCGTATATGCCTTGAGGATGCTGCTCTCATCAAGCACCACGCCTTGGAAGGCGGATGGGTCGAAGTGGGTCAGCTTCTCGTAGTTGGTGATCGTGATGCCGGGCTTGACCTCGGCCTGCGTGGCAGCGAACGAGCATGGGATGCCGAACTTGCTGCCCTCGCGCACGGTCTGGTGTGCAACGGCAAGGGGCGCCAGTACTAGCACGTTGGCGCCAGTGTGCTGATGCACCTGATGCGCCCACTCAAGCTGCATGGCGGTTTTGCCCATGCCGCAGTCGGCCCAGATGCAGAACTTGCCGACGCGGCAAGCCATGGTCACGATGTCCCGCTGAAACGGGAATAGCGGCGCTGTGAATTGCTGCGGGTCAAAGCCGGCAACAGGTGCTGCAGTGGATTTGGAAGCTAAGAAGTCTTGGTAGGTCATGGCAGTGTGCAGCCACTTGCAAGCGTAGCAGTCACGGCTACACTAGGCAAGCATTCCGCCATAACCCGTGCGACTGACCCATCCAATCCATATACGGCTCACGCCGGATCTGCTGCAGCGGCTTGATTCTTGGCGTGGTGATCGCATGAACCGCGCCACCGCCATCAGGCTGCTACTGGAGCAGGCGCTTAAGGAGTCCAAGTGAGCCTGCAGCAAGAATTGGCCCGCCTGCCCAATGACTGGGGTTATGTCGCAGTTGACGGTCAAAAGCGCCCGTATCAGCCTGCGTGGCAAGACAACCCACTAAATAAGGATGCGCTACTGGCCGAACTGAGCAGCGGTCGCGCGCGTGCCATTGGCGTGTGCTGCGGCGTGCCATCTGGTGGGCTGTTGTTTTTGGACCACGATGGCAAGTCAGCCAGCACGCTCTTGGCTGAGTGGGATCTGCCGCTGTCGTCCCTGCCGCGCAGCTGGGTGGTCAAGTCAGGCCGCGATGGCCGGATGCAAATCATCTACCGCGTGCCTGAGCAGTACTGGGATGAGATCACCACGCGCAAATACAAGACCGGCGTCATTGATGACGACGGCAAGGCCGAGCAAGTGGAGTTGCGCTGGAACGGCTGCCAGTCCGTCGTAGCCGGGGCACACCCACAAACCACCGGCTACTACTGGGTGCTAGGCCATGGGCCAGGTGACCGCGACATAGCAGAAGCGCCGCTTGGACTGATTGAGCGGATGCTCAAGCCGCAGCCGCAGCCGCAGCCGGTGCGCGCCGAGCTAGTCCAGATGCCTGACCCGCAAGGCGATGCGGATCGCGCGCGGTCATACCTCGCCGCATTGGATGCCAGCCGCGCTGATGACTACGACGACTGGCTTGCGGTTGGCATGTCGCTTCACAGCGTCGGTGATGACAACCTGCTCGATCAATGGGAGCAGTGGTCGGCGCAGTCCGCTAAGCACAAACCCAGCGACTGCCAACGCAAGTGGCGGAGCTTTAAGAAATCCGGCATCACGCTCGGCACCCTTGGCGACATGGCCAAGAAAGACGGCTGGCGTAGCGCTAGCCCAGTGCGGCGCGAGGTTGGCGGCCGCACCGCTGACCCGGAGCCGCAGGCAGGTGGCCGCGCGCCAGTAGGCGGCAGCCCGCAAAAGCTAGAGGCTGCTGAGCTGCTGGAGTACCTGCGTCGCAATGCCGGTGACATCAGGCTCAACATCTTTACCCAGCAGATCGAGGTCGATAACCAAGTGATCGAAGGCGTCGACCGCTATTACCTCAAGCTGGCAGAGCAGGGCTACAAGGTCGGCAAGGAGCTTGCCATTGATTGCTTGGTCCAAGTGGCAAGCGAGAAGCCATATGACCCGGTGCGCCTTTACCTAGAGCATTGCGCCGACCACGTTGCACCGACCTACATCGACAGGCTGGCCACCGCTTACCTACGGCCGTGCGATGCCGCGTTGCCGGAGCCGACCATCTATGACGAGATGCTCAAGCGCACGCTAATCGGTGCCGTGGCGCGTGCCTTCAATCCTGGCTGCAAGCACGACACCGCCTGCGTATTGATGGGCGATCAAGGTGCCTACAAGTCCAGCTTCTGGGGTTGCCTAGGTGGCCCGTTCTTCTCAGATGCGTTAGGCGACATCAGCACAAAAGACGACGTGATGGTGCTCCATCGGTCGTGGATGATGGAATGGGCGGAGCTTGACCACATCACGGGCAGGCGTCACGCCGGACAGGTAAAAGCCTTTCTTTCGCAGGCTATTGATCTAATGCGCGTGCCATATGGCAAGGAAGTTGAGTCGTTTCCAAGGCGTGGCATCATTGTTGGCACAACTAACAAAACCACTGGGTTTCTGGTGGATGAAACCGGTAATCGCCGCTTCTGGGTCATCCCGACCACTAAGACGCAGCAGGACCAGATTGATACCGCTTCACTGATGCTTGAACGCGATGCGATTTGGTCCGCTGTTGTACATGCCTACAGGGCAGGTGAGACTAACCGGCTACCTGTTGAGATGGAAGTCAAGGTGACCGAAGAGAATGATAACTACGTGATTGACTCGCCATGGCGTAGTGCCATTGCGGAATATCTTGCCCGCAGGCGTTCTACTGATGTGCTCACGATTGAGGACGTTCTTACTCACGGAATCAAAAAACCACTGGAGCGCCAGAACCGATCGGATCAGATGCAGGTGGCTGCGATTCTCAAGGATCTCGGGTTGGTCCGCAAACGAGAGGCGACAGGCAAGAGACGTTGGCACTACGCCCCGTCCTAAGTGGGTGCGGACGGCGAGATCCATTGCAGTGATTGGGTTTTGAGCCGTCCTATCCCCGTCTGGTCCTACATAGGGTTTAAGAGTTTCCTAATCCCCCTCCCCCTCCCCTCTCTTTATCCCATTTTATTAAGAGGTTAGGACGGTAGGACGGTAGGACAAGACCAGTTGCCGCAAGGCGTCTCACCGTCCGAACCCCGCAAACTGCGTTAGGACGCCGCTTTTTGCCTATGCTCCGCCTCGATTGGAACCACTGAATGCCCGAAATCAAGATCAATGTCACCGCTGATGACCTAGCGCGCTTGAACGCTGAAGCAGCAGCGCATGGCATCCCGCGTGCTCATCTGATCCGGCAGCGTGCTTTGAGCGGTGGGGTTGTTGCAGGATTGACCACGACGGCGTACCATGCGCTGGTGGCGGACGCCTGCGCCTTCATGCGTGGTGACCTGAACCGCCGTCACGTTGAAACTCTCGTTGCATATGTCATCGCTCATTCACATTCCAGCCAAGCAGCAGCCGGTGATCAATCGGCTACATGACACCATGACCCAAGCAGTGGCGTACGCCGCAGCCATTGCCGACAACGCCATTGATGACGGCGTACCGCTACCCATGGAACTCGTGGATAGCTTCGCCGCTGATTACGAACGCATCATCACCAGCCTCGTTACTGCCGCCACCGCCAAATGAAAGCCGTTACCTGCCAAGCTGATCTCGATCACGCGCTGCGCACCATTGCGCCTGCTGTTGGCCATCGCAGCAGCCATCCGATCCTTGACTGCTGTCTGATCCAAGCCGCTGGTGGCGCCATGACCATCACCGGCTTCAATCTTGACCTTGGCATCACCGTCACCATCCCAGCCGCAGTAGAGACCGATGGCGCTGTAGCGCTGCCGTATCGGCTGCTGGCTGGTCTTGTGAGCCGCTTTGACGGCGATGAGGCCCTGACCCTCGCAGATGGCGCTCTGACCGCTTCCGCGGGCTCCTACGGGCTTGCGGAGGCTGATGCGGCGGATTACCCCGCGCTGCCGGTTGTAGACGCTGCTACGAGCGAGCTGCACCTATCCGCCGGCATCCGCGCCTGCATGGCAGCTGCCAGCACCGACGCCAGCAAGCAGATGCTCCAAGGCATCCACCTCGGCAGCGGCCACATAGAAGCCACTGACGGCCATCGCCTGATGCGTTACGCCATTGATCTGCCAGATGGCCTAGACCTCGTGCTGCCAGTCAGCACCATGCGTTTGCTGCAAGATCGCGTGGTCACCATCGCCGTTGCCAAAGGGCAAGCTGTGATCGACGCAGGTGACGGCATCACCATCTACAGCCGCATCATGGACGGCACCTACCCAGACGTGGCCAAGCTGGTACCCGCTGAGTTCAAAAGCGCCATCACCGCCGACCGTCGCCGATTGACCCGTGCACTGGAGCGTGTCGCCATCATCGCCGATGCGCACAACTCCATCGTCAAGATCGAGGCAGTAGGTGGCACCATCGCCATCACTGCCGAATCAGACGCCAACAACGGCAAGGAGTTACTCAAGGTGGAAGGCACCGCCAATGACGCATGGGCGTTTAACGTCCACTACCTGCTAGACGGCATCAAGGCGTTCAAGCCCGCAGAAACCATTACGCTGCACGCCAATACGGCAACCACACCCGTCGTGTTGACACCTAGTGGCGTGGACGGTGTAACTTATCTTGTAATGCCTGTGCAAGTCCGCAACTAATACGTGGCAAAGAAGAGCACCAAGGATGAGATTCAGAACCGCGTCAACGTGGTTTATGACCTCATCCTGCGTGCTCACAGCCACCATCAGATCGTTCAACACGGTTCCGAGCTGTGGGGCGTCAGCGAACGCCAAGTGCGCGATTACATGGCGGAAGCGCGCAAGCTGATTGCCCTTGACTCAGAGCTAGAGCGCCCGCAATGGCTGCAAGCCGCACTAGCAAGGTTGCAAGATTATGAGCGTGAAGCACGCGCCAAGGGGAACCTCAGCATTGCAATCAAAGCGCTAGAAGATCAGGCCAAGCTGTTGCGGTTTGAGATGTCATGAGCCTGCTAGCCGGCATCTGCCAACCCGGCAGCCTGCTTGGGTTTATGGATGTCGCAACGCAAGAGGACACGGGCGATCTGCTGCAACGCATCCGCGCTGACCTGCACCCTGGCCAGCTTGCGTTTGTGGATGACAGTGACACGCAAATCATTGGCATCTCAGCCGGTTATGGCGCCGGCAAGACACGCGCGCTGTGCGCTAAGGCGGTGATGCTGGCCGCGGCCAATCAAGGCTTTATTGGTGCAGTGATGGAGCCCACCGGCCCTCTAATCCGCGACATTTGGCAGAACGACTTTGAGCAGTTCTTGGAGGCGTATGAGATCCCCTACACCTTCAGGGCAAGCCCGCTGCCTGAGTACATGCTGCACCTGCCAGGCGGCGATACTAAGATCCTGTGCCGCAGTTTTGAGAACTGGAGCCGCATTATCGGCTTGAACCTTGCATGGGTGCTGGCAGATGAGATCGACACGGTGACACCATCTATTGCCAATAAAGCATTCCCGAAGATCCTTGGTCGACTTCGCAGCGGCAACGTGCGGCAGTTTGGCGCTGCATCCACACCGGAGGGTTTCCGCTGGATGTGGAACACCTTTGGCAGCGAGGATGCCAAGGGTCGTGCTGACCGCAAGTTGATCAAGATGCGGTCAGCAGACAACCCACACCTGCCACCGGACTTCATTGAGCGGCTAGAGGCCAACTACGACCCAAACCTGCTGCGGGCGTATCTGGATGGAGAGTTCGTTAACCTCACCACCGGCACTATCTATGACCGCTTCAGCCGCGACAAGCACGTGGTGGTTGAGCTGCCAGACCTAGACCGCGAGCCGCTGCGTATTGGCGTTGATTTCAACGTTGGCAACATGTCTGCCGTGATCGGCATTCGCACCGGCAGCAGCCTGCTACTGATTGATGAGATCAGCGGCGCCCATGACACCGACGCATTGGCGCAAGAGATCCAAGCGCGTTACCCGCAGCGGCGCATCTACATCTACCCAGATGCCAGCGGCGGCAACCGCAGCACCAACGCAAGCCAGACCGATATTCAGATCCTGGAGTCCTACGGCATGTCAAACCAATCGCCACGTGCAAATCCTCCCGTCCGTGATCGCGTGGCTGCTGTTCAGGCTTTGCTGGAAAACGGCAAGGGCCAGGTCAGGCTCACCATCCACCAGCGCTGCAAGCGGCTGATCGAATGCCTGGAGCTGCAGTGCTACACCGACAAGGGCGATCCCGATAAGGATGCCGGCCATGACCACATGAACGACGCGCTGGGCTACTTGGTCTGGCGTGAGTTCAACCCATTGCACGCAGGTGCTGGGCGATCTACAGGCATCAGGCTATATTGATTCCGCCAATCATTAACTCTACCCATGCTCAAGGGCGTCGAACTACTCGCCAAGGTCAAAGAACTGGGCAATGCGCCTAAGTCCGAACTGGTGCGCGCTTGCGGCTACGTGATCAAGGATCGCGTGGCATTCACGCAGTTCTATGAAGCGCTGCTGGAAGCCAAAGGCGTTGACCTAGGCAGCAAGACAGCAAAGCGCGGCCGCGGCCTGACCTACAAGGCAAAGGTGCAATTCAACGGCAAGCTGCAAATCGGTGACGGCTACCTGCGCGAGATGGGTTACGAGCCCGGCGCTGAGTTTGACATCAAGATTGGCCGCAATAGCATCACGCTGACTGCTGCCTAAACTGCATTCATGACTGCGGCGCTGTAATGTACACCGGCTTTAACAACTACGACCGACCCATTGCGCAGCGCCGCGTTACTCGCGTGCAGGATGCCAACACTGCGTGGTACGCACAAGAGGCGCATTGGATCTTGATTGAAGATCTGCTGCAAGGCACATATGGTATGCGCCGCAAGCATCGGCGTTACCTACCGCAAGAGCCACGTGAGCTAGATGAGTCCTACGACAACCGTCTAGCTCGCAGCGTATGCCCGCCGTTTTACCAACGCCTTGAACGGATGCTGGCTGGCATGTTGACGCGCAAGCCCGTACGGCTTGATGACACAGCAGATGTCATCCGTGAGCAGTTATTTGATGTTGACATGCAAGGCGATGATTTAAATGTCTGGACCTATGAAACCACGCGCAAGATGGTCCGTTATGGCCACATTGGTGTACTGGTGGATGCACCTGCTGATGGGGGTAGACCCTACTGGGTGACCTACACACCACGACAGATCCTTGGCTGGCGTGCTGAGCAGCAGGAAGGCCGGCAGGTGTTGACGCAACTGCGACTTGCCGAGACGGTCACCGTGCCTGATGGTGAGTTCGGCGAAAAGGCAGTGGAGCAAATTCGTGTGCTGACGCCAGGTGAATTTCAACTGCACCAGAAGCAGGACAACGGCGACTTCAAGGTTGTCGACGAGGGCCGCACAAGCCTTTTTGAGATTCCCTTCTCGGTTGCTTATGCGCAGCGCCATGGTTTCATGGAGTCACGGCCTCCGCTGGAAGATATTGCCGAGCTGAACCTCAAGGCATATCAGATTCAGAGCGACCTCGACAACCAGCTCCACATCAGCGCTGTGCCGATGCTGGCGTTTTATGGCTTCCCATCTGCAGCAGAGGAAGTCAGCGCTGGACCCGGCGAGGCGATTGCATTCCCCGCTGATGGCCGCGCTGAATACATCGAACCCGCTGGCCGCAGTTTTGATTATCAGTTTCGCAGGCTTGAGCAGCTTGCACTGCAGATCAACGAGCTAGGTCTGTCGGCAGTGCTGGGCCAAAAGCTATCGGCTGAAACTGCTGAGGCAAAGCGCATTGATCGCAGTCAAGGCGACAGCACCATGATGGTGATTGCGCAAAACGTGCAGGACATGATCGACAACTGCCTGAAGTTTCATGCGCAGTACATCGGCAACAACACATCTGCTGGCAGCAGCTACGTCAACCGCGACTTTCTTGGCACACGCCTTGAGCCGCAGGAAATCCAAGCGCTGCTGCAGCTTTACACCGCAGGCACCATTACGCAGGAAACGTTACTGCGTGAGCTTGCTGAAGGCGATGTGCTAGGCGACGACTTTAACGTGGATGAGGAGCTTGAAGCTACGGCCAATGCGGGGCTTGATCTACAACCTGCTGGACTGGGTGACCGACCGCTTAGTGGACCTGATGATCTGGATGGAACCGAGGAAACCGAGGAGGCAAGAGCTTGATTATCACGTCAGCGCCCTGCCGGAACAGGTCTTAGCCATTGTGCGCATCAGTTGGTATAAGGAAGGCAAGCCAGATGAAATTGACGAGACGATCTTGTACGAAGACGGCCAAAACGGTTATGACGCATTTGCTGCATTGGTCACCACGGCATTAAATCGCGGCGCTAATGTCAGCATCAGCAGCGGTTACCAACCGGAAGATCTTGGCATTCAGCAATGAGCACCCCAGAAGCGCTATACCGCAATGCAATCGACCTGAACCGCTACAGCAATAGTGTTGCGCGACGTGTGATCAATGCCTACAACGACATCATCATTGATGCGGTCAATCAACTGCGCACCATTGATGAACTGTCGGCGCCAGTCAAGGCATCGCGGCTCAGGGCAATCCTTGCTCAACTAAAAGACAGCCTGGCAACATGGGCAGGCGATGCAACGGAGCTGACTGCATCGGAGCTGCAAGGCATTGCAGAGCTGCAGTCTGAGTTTGTGGCCGATCAACTGCGGCGTGCATTGCCGGCAGGTGCACGTGATGCGGTGCGCACCGTTGAGATCAGCCCGCAATTTGCGCAGTCAGTGGTAACCACTGATCCAACGCAGATCAATGTGGTAGCGCTAAGTGATGACCTGTTTGCTGCTGTGCAAGGTGCACCGGCGACGTTTAGCCTCACCGCAGCACAAGGTGCAACGATCACGTTGCCCAATGGCGAAGTGGTTACCAAAGCATTCCGCGGCATTGCCGTTGATCAGGCTGAGCGGTTTTCGCAAGTCGTGCGGCAAGGCTTGCTGACTGGTGAGCCAACGCCAGCCATTGCCAAGCGGCTGATCGGAAACCTTGAATTTGGCGAAGAAGCCAAAACCGTGAAGCAGCTAGTTGCAGCAGGCGGCCAGGCAACAGCAGTTGCCGACAATCAGATCGTTAGCCTTGTGCGCACCAGCATCAACCAAGTAGCTAATGCAGCTAGTCAACAGGTATATGAAGCCAATCAAGACATCACTAAGAAGTATCGCTATGTGGCAACACTGGATACCCGCACCAGCAGCATTTGCCGTGCATTGGATGGCCGCGAGTTTGAATATGGCAAGGGTCCGACTCCGCCGCAGCACTTCAACTGCCGCAGCACGACGGTGCCGGTGATCGACTACGACGAGCTGGGCTTTATACCACCACCACCGGCAAAGCGTGCATCAGCAGGTGGCCAGGTGCCAGCGGATCAAACCTACGGGCAGTGGCTGGCAAAGCAAGACCTTGAAACCAAGGCCAAGGCATTGGGCGCCAACAAGGTGCCATATTTCAACCGACTTGCCGAAAAATACGGCCCGACTGACGCCATCGCCAAGCTAGTTCGTGATGACGGCTCAGAGCTAACCTTGGATCAGCTTCGTGCACGATATGGACCTGCCTAGCCTGCGGCATTTTCGTAATGAAGGAATCTACTTCATCTCAAGTGATCCAGTAGAGGCCCTGCATGGCGAGGCATGGGTGCCAGCTATCTACACCGACAAGGGCTGGGCAACAGCAGACGGGTCTACACTGTTAACAGGTATTGAGGAATGGCGCGATGCCACTGAAGCGGGGCAAGTCGCAGGCTGCAGTATCAGCCAACATCAAAACCGAGATGAAAAAAGGCAAGCCGCAAAAGCAAGCGGTGGCAATCGCGCTCGCAAAAGCCGGCAAGTCACGCAAGGGTAAGAAGTGATGGCTAAGAAGCCTGGCCTATACGCCAACATTGCCGCCAAACGCAAGCGCATTGAAGCTGGCAGCAAGGAGCGCATGGCGCGTAAAGGTGAAGAGGGCAGACCTACTGCTGCTGCGTTCAAGGCGGCTGCTAAGACTGCCAAGCCTCGTAAGCCGAAGAAATGATCACCTACCGCGGCGAGCAGTTTGACGGCTACAACAAGCCGAAGCGGACACCAAAGCATCCGAACAAATCGCACGCGGTGCTCGCCAAGGAAGGCGACAAGGTAAAGCTGATCCGCTTTGGCCAGCAAGGCGTTAGTGGTAGCCCATCACGCGAGGGTGAATCTGCCGCGGCCAAAGCACGCCGCGCATCGTTCAAGGCACGCCACGCCAGCAACATCGCTAAGGGCAAGATGTCTGCTGCGTATTGGGCTGATAAGGAGAAGTGGTAACCTCTTGGCAATGAATCCAATCCTTTAGTTCTGCGACATACCAGCGCAGATCTTGCGCCTTAGCAGCGTGCCATCCATTGCCATCTTGGCGATACAACCGCTCGTGGCGGTCAA